TGATTTAGTAATCAAAACTAGATACGATTTACTATTTACTCATAGAGTAGCTAACAATTGTCCTTTATTAGAAGACATTACACAATACAATCCAAATTATATTCATTATTTTGAATACCCCCCACATTGGAAAATGGCTGACCAAATCAATGACACATTCGCAGTTGGTGGGTACGATCTAATGAAAATTTATTGTAACGTGTTCCCCCACATGTTACGTATTATATTTGTAGATCCTGAATACTATAATTTTTACTTTGATAAATTTGTAAACGAAACACTATTAGCCCAACATTTAAGAAATAATAGAGTACCACTAAAACCCATTTGGCATGGGTTTAATGGGTATCGTGGTATAGATGGTGGATGTGAAATAATGAGATAATATGAAAGAAATAAAAGTTTTTGGTCACGGTCCTTATGTAGGTACTACTGGTTATAATAACCATACTCGTGATTTTTTTAGAGGGTTATCAAAACATTTTCCTATTAAGTTTAGAAACTATACTGTAGGTAAAAGTTGGAAAGATATGAATGATGAACCTCATAATGGGGAAGATTATCTTGATAATTTAGATAAAACTTTATTACATACTCAAACTTATTTTGATACAAATAATAATTTTCAAAATGATAGAATTTATACTCAATATGGAGAAGATTTTAATCATAATGTAAACATTATTTTGATGGAAACTAACCATCATTATTTTTATGATCGATATAAAGGTCCTAAAATTGGGTATAATGTTTGGGAAACTACTAAACAACCCGAAGGTTTTTTTAAAGTTTGGAATGAATTTGATCAGTTATGGGTTCCTTCTCAATGGCAAGCTGATTGTACTATTGAACAAGGAGCTGATTCTAATAAAGTAAAAGTAGTACCTGAAGGAGTAGACGTAAATACTTTTTATCCCGAAGACCCAGTTACTAAACTCGATTATGTAGATGGTAGATTTAAGTTTATCCATTTTGGAAGATGGGATTATAGAAAATCTACTAAAGAAATTATTGAAACTTTTCTTAAAGAATTTAAACCAGAAGAACCAGTTGATTTTATTTTATCTATTGATAATGATTGGGGTAAAGATTTAGATGGGTACGAAACAACCGAGGAACGCTTGATAGGTTATGGGTTTAATGACCCACGTTTAAAAATTAAACATTTTCCATCTAGAAAAGATTATATTACTTATATGAAAAACGGACACGTATTTGTTTCATGTGCTCGTAGTGAAGGATGGAATTTACCTTTAATTGAAGCAATGGCTTGTGGTACCCCCTCAATCTATTCTAATTGCTCAGGTCAATTAGAATTCGCTAAAGGTAAAGGCCTACCAGTTAAAATATTAGGTGAAAAACCTGCAACAGATAATTATTATGGAAATTTTGGTATAAATTTAGAAGATAAATTTATCTCTGGTAACTACTATGAACCTGATTTTGAAGATTTAGCTCGTGTAATGCGTAATGCATTTGAAAATTATACTGACCATAAAAAACGCGCTATTGAGGAAGCTAAATTAATTCATCGTGATTTTAATTGGGATAGAATTGCTGAAATTGGTAAAGATACACTTCAACAATTTATGGATAATTACGTACCACTTCCTTCTAAACCTAATCAAATTTTATTATCTTATACAGATGGTCCTAAAGTTGAAATTCAAGGAGAAATTGAACAAAATTATAATATTGAATTTATAGATAAAAGTACTAATGAAGTAGTTTATTCTGATGTTATTTCTAATAACATGTGGACGTCGTGTAATAGAAAGTACTATACAAATTGGGTCATTAAAGTAAACGGTAAAATAGTTGACGAATTTAATTTAAATAATAAACGAGCTTTAATTTGTTTAGAATCTAAGTCATTAGGAGATACTATAGCTTGGGCTCCATATGCTGTAGACTTTGCTAAAAAGCATAACTGTAAAGTTATATTATCTACTTTTTACAATAATTGGTTTAAAAATGTAGAAGCTTATAAAGATATTGAATGGTTAGAACCAGGTAATTCAATTCCTTGTGATACTGTTTATAGAGTAGGATGGTATAGAGATGACAATGGAGGGTGGAATAGCCCTTCTATGAACCCAATCCAATGTAATACTATTCCTTTACAACAAACTGCTACTGATATTTTAGGTTTAGAATATAAAGAATTAAACTATGGGTTAGATTTTAAAAAATCTAAACGTCCCACTTTAGGTAAATATATAGTTATAGGACCCCAAGCAACTTCTGGTTGTAAGGAGTGGTCTAGAAACAATTGGATTACCTTAACAAAATTGTTAAACCAAATGGGATACCAAGTTGTAGCTTTAACTAAAGACCCATCAGATTTACCTAATGTTATAAATTCTTGGAACCAATCATTTGATGAAATAGCTAATTATTTATTACATGCTGATTTATTTATTGGTTTAGGTTCTGGTTTATCCTGGTTTAACTGGGCCTTGGGAAAACATACAGTAATGATTAATGGATTTGTAGATAAAAATCACGAATTTCAAAGTAAAGTTACTCGTATTATGAATGAAAGTTCTTGTATCCCGTGTTGGACTAATCGTAATTTTGTATTTGATGCTGGTGATTGGGATTGGTGTCCTATTTGGAAAGGAACTGACAAACAACATATCTGTCAAAAATCTATTACTCCTATGCAAGTATTTACAAAAGTAAAACAATTATTAACTAATAAAAAATAATCAATATTTATTACTATGGAACAAGTGTTTTTGACAAAAGAAGAGGTTGAAAAATTGAAAGACTTACAAACACAAGAAGTCAATCTAATCAATCAATTAGGACAATTAGAATATCAAGTTCAAACCCTTTCGTTACAAAAAGAAAATTTAAAACAACAAATTTCCATTCTCCAAAAAGAAAGTACAGTTATAGGAAAACAGTTACAAGACAAATATGGAGAAGGAACTATTGATGTATCCTCAGGAGAATTTACAAAATCCAATTGATTTTTGAATCTCTCTTGAATATTTATAATAAAATAATAACCCCATTACAATGGCAGAAACATTAGTATCACCTGGTGTATTAACAAGAGAGAATGACCAGTCATTTATCACGCAACAACCTGTTCAAGTAGGTGCCGCAATTGTTGGTCCTACAGTAAAAGGTCCTGTAGAAATTCCTACAATTGTTACTTCTTACTCAGATTTCCAAAATAGATTTGGTACTACTTTTGAAAGTGGTAGCCAAAATTATACATTTATGACCTCAGTAGCAGCTTACAACTACTTTAACAACGGTGGTAACACTATGTTAGTAACAAGAGTTGTTTCTGGTTCTACATCTAACTGGGATTATGCAACCTCAGCAGTACCTTCTTTGACCACAGGAACTGATTCATTTACTTTAGAAGCAATTGATAAAGGTGTAATTTGGAATAATACAGGATCAGTAACCTCAGGTTCTTTAGATTCAGGTTCAATTGATAATGTTAGATGGCAAATTGTTACTAGCAATACATCATCAGGAACATTCTCTTTAGTAATCAGAAGAGGTGACGATAGTAATACAAACCCTGTTGTTTTAGAAAGCTATAACAATTTATCATTAGATCCAAATCAAGATAACTATATAGCTAGAGTAATTGGTGATACTTACTTCAATTATAATTCAACTGAGAACTACTTAGAGATCTCGGGTTCATTCCCTAACAGATCTAGATACGTAAGAGTTAGTAATGTAAATACTCCTACCCCTAACTACTTCAACAATGCTGGTATAGCTAAATCAGAGTTTACAGGTTCAATCCCAGCCCCTGGATCAGGTTCAGCAAATGGTTCATTTAGTGGTGGTACAGGTAATATTATTCCAAGTGGTAGAGTAATGAATTTATACCAAAATATCAATGCTACTGATACACAAGGTTTAGTAGGAACTGATTACAATAATATGTTAAATCTTTTATCTAACCAAGATGATTATAGATTCAATGTATTATTGACTCCTGGTATTACAAATGCAACACAAGCTTCACAAACAACTACTGCAATCAATAATACCCAAGGTAGAGGCGATAGCATCTATGTATTAGACCCAGTAGTATACGGTTCTGGAATAGCAGATGCTACTAATGAATCAAATTCAAGAAATACCTCATACGCAGCTATGTACTGGCCTTGGTTACAAACAGTTGATCCTGACTCAGGTCAAAATATTTGGGTACCAGCGTCAACTATGATCGGGGGAGTTTACGCATATAACGACAGTGTAAGCGAGCCATGGTTTGCTCCAGCGGGTATCAACAGAGGAGGTTTGACTAACGTAATCCGCCCAGAAAGAAAATTATCTCAATCTAATAGAGATACATTATACGAATCAAATGTCAACCCAATTGCTTCATTCCCTGGTGTTGGAACAGTAGTATACGGTCAAAAGACATTACAAAAACAAGCATCTGCTCTTGATAGAGTAAATGTTAGAAGATTATTGATTGCTCTTAAGTCTTATATTGGCCAAGTTGCTCAAACATTAGTATTTGAACAAAATACAGCAGCTACAAGAAACAATTTCTTATCAGCAGTAAATCCATACCTCGAATCAGTACAACAACGCCAAGGTTTATATGCCTTCAAGGTAGTAATGGATAACTCAAACAATACTCCAGACGTAATCGACAGAAATCAGTTAGTAGGTGCTATTTACTTACAACCAACTAAGACTGCTGAATTTATCATCCTCGACTTCAACGTATTACCAACAGGAGCAACATTCCCAGGTTGATAAAAACTGAAAGAATGAATATTTATAATAGAATAAAATAAATAACAATGGCAGTATTAGATCCAAACGAAATATTTTTCACAGCCTTCGAACCAAAACAGGCTAATAGATTTATCATGTATATTGATGGATTCCCAGCCTACACAGTTAGAGCTGTTGGAGGTGTGAATTTAGCCCAAGGCACTGTAGCTCTTAACCATATCAACGTTCAACGTTTTGTAAAAGGTAAAACTACTTGGGGACCAATCACATTCACATTATTTGATCCAATCACACCTTCAGGTGCTCAAGCAGTAATGGAATGGGTACGTTTACACCACGAATCAGTAACTGGTAGAGATGGTTATAGCGATTTCTATAAGAAAGACTTAACATTCAACGTATTAGGTCCTGTTGGTGATGTAGTATCTGAATGGATCATCAAAGGAGCTTTAATCACTTCAGCTAACTTTGGTGATTATGATTGGGATACCGCAGACACTGCTGTTACTCTTACAATGGAAGTTCAACCTGATTACTGTATCTTGAACTTCTAATAAAAAAATCACATATTTTTGTAAAGAGAGCTTGGATTCGTTCAAGCTCTTTTTTATATTCATATTTATACTAGACAAACGTTATAAATAAAATATATGAGTTTTACCTTACCAACTGAAACAATCGAATTACCTTCAAAAGGTTTAGTTTACCCTGAAGGTCACCCCTTATCTAACGGTACTATTGAAATCAAATACATGACAGCTAAGGAAGAAGATATCCTTACAAATACTAATTACATTACAGATGGTACTGTTTTAGATAGACTTATCAAATCAGTAGTTGTTACTAAAGTAAATTTTGATGATATATTACTTGGTGACAAAAATGCTATTATGATTGCTGCTCGTATTTTAGGATATGGAGCTGAATATAAGTTTGAATATAAGGGTAAAGAAGAAGTAGTTGATCTTTCTACTTTAGAAAATAAACCTTTAGATGAGTCTTTATTCCAAAAAGGTAAAAACGAATTTGAATTTACACTCCCATCTTCAGGAAATAATATTACTTTTAAGTTGCTAACTCATGGAGATGAAAATAAAATTGCTCAAGAATTGAAAGGTTTGAAAAAAATCAATAAAGATTCTTCTCCCGAACTTACTACTCGCCTAAAGTACATGATTACTTCTATCAATGGAGACTCAGATGGAAAAACAATTAGGGAATTTATAGACCAGGCTTTTTTAGCGCGAGATGCTCGCGCGTTTAGAGAACATCTCACCCAAATGCAACCAGACGTAGATCTGAGTTTTTTTCCCTCAATTGGAACAGAACCAGCAACTCTCCCAATTGGGATTAGCTTTTTTTGGCCTGACTTTAAACTCCGCTAAAGAGTATAGAGCAAAATTCCTAACGCAAATCCACGAAATTTGTTTTTATGGTCAAGGGGGATATTCTTGGCCAATAGTTTATGAAATGCCTTTATGGCTAAGGAGATTTACTTATCATAAAATTAAAGAACATTACGAAAACCAAAAACAAGAAATAGAAAAGTCTAAAGGTCAAAATTCAAAAATGAAAGAAGTTATAGGAAAAGATGGATTAGTAAAATCTCCTGAATTTCTCAAAAAAACTAGTTATAAATAATATTTATTATATATAACACCTCCCCATGGCAGAAGATAACAATACAAGACGCATAAGAGAATCTAAAGAAGAGGCAGCAGCAATGCTTGATGCTCTTCAATCAATTACTGATACTATCCAGGAATCAATTTCAGCCTTAGCAGATGGTTTAGACGATGCTAATACTAGTGCTGAAATCATCAGTAAAACTATGCAAAGAGGCATTGTAAAGGAATTACAACAATCTGTAAAAAATCAGGAAGAAATTGTAAAATTACAAGCACAAGCAGCAAGGGGAGAAGCTAAAGCTAGTGATGTTGCTAAAATCAAGAAAAAACTTTTAGATAACCAAGCTTTAGCTCAAGCTAAATTAGTCAATCTTCAAAGAAACACAGCGGGTCTCAATCAGGAAGATGTAGATGCTATGGTTAAAAAGCAAGAAGAATACTTAGCTTATTTAAAATCTCAAGAAGACGAACTTAATAATATCAATACTATCAATGATAGTTTAATTCTCCAAGGAGGTTTAACTAAAGCAATTGGTAAAAATATAAAAGAATACATTACTGATCTTGATAAATCAGGAATAGCAGCTGCTCTAATGAATGAAGAATTAGAGGCAAGCGAAAAATTAATGGTAGCAGGCGAAGCTGCTATAATAGCTTTAGCTAAAGGTGTTATGGAAGCTAGCGATAATATTAATGCTATCCAAAAAGCTACAGGTATTAGTTACATGAATGCTAGGAGATTGCAAGCCGAATTTGCAATAGTAGCTATCAATACTAATAAAGCTTATGTAAATTCTGTAGAATTAAATAAAAGTTTTGCTGCTTTAACAGAATCAACAGGTCTTTTATTAGATTATAGTGGAGATACACTAGTCACTATGACTGGCTTGACTAAACAAATGGGTCTTAGCGCTGAAGCAGGTGCTCAATTAAGTTTATTAGCCAGTATGCAAAGTAGTGATACTGAAGCTGTTTTAGATAATGTTGATGCTACTGTAAATGCTGTAAACAAACAAAATAAAACAGCAGTTAGTCTTAAACAAATTTATAATGATATTTCATCTGCATCTAAAGCAATTGTAGTATCATTAGGAATGTCTCCTGAACTTTTAGCTGAAGCTGCTACCCAAGCAAGAGCATTAGGAACAGATTTAGCAGGAGTTGATGCAATAGCTAGTTCATTATTAGATTTTGAATCTTCAATTGAAGCTGAATTATCAGCTGAATTACTTACTGGTAAACAAATTAACTTTGAAAAAGCAAGGCAATTAGCATTAGATAATGATTTAGCAGGCCTAGCTGAAGAAATCAAAGATAACACAGCTCTTACAGAATCATTTGCTACAGGTAATAGGATTCAACAACAAGCATTAGCAGATACTCTTGGAATGTCTCGTGATGAACTAGCAGGTATGGTTTATCAACAAGAACTCATGAGTATGGGTCAAGATAAATTTATTGAGAAATACGGAGAACAAGCCCACCAACAACTAATGGCTCAATCCGCTCAAGAAAAATTTGCGGATACTATGACTAAAATTCAAACTATTATTGCTGATATGGCATTAACGTTTGCTCCTATTATAGATATCATAGCATATCTTGCTGAACAAACTTGGGCAGCTTATACAGCTATGGCTCTTATTGGTGGTTTATCTTTAGCAAAAACTATTGGAAGTTTAGCAGTAATGGGAGTTCAATTAGGTCTTATTTCACTAGAATCAGTTACTGCAGCATCAGCTTTAAGTTTTGGTTTAGGTGCTATTGCTATTGTAGCAGCAATAGCAGCTATTTCGGGTTTTGTATCATCCCAAAGAAAGGAAAAAGAACAAAAAGTTCAAGATGGTATAGCCCCATCATCTAGAGGCCCATTTACTATTACTGATGCTTATGATTCAACTGCTATTACAGCTAATGGTGATGGAATTGCAGTTTCTCCTAATATAAATAGAGGTGGGGGAAATGATAGAATGATTGCTTTATTAGAAAAAATTGCTAATAAAAATTCTAATGTGTATATGGATTCACAGAAAGTAGGTACTACTATGGCTATGAGTTATAGCAAAGCTTAACTTTCAATATTTATAATAAACGTTTAACATAAAACTCAGAATTATGCCTGATAATAATAACCCAGATTTAGGAAGCCGATACAACAATGGAGGTTCAAGATTAGATCCACGTGGTGGTCAAGGTCAAGGAAACACAGGTAGTGGTACTAGTGGTGGGAAAAATAAATATGGAGATACAAAGCCATATGGTGGTGGAAAACCTTAATAAAATTTAAATGCCCTTAGTTGACTTAAAAACTAATCTTAAGTCTTTACGTTATGGTAAAGATAGACCTGGCGGTGGTAGTAGTCCTGAACCATTTATCCAAGTAGAACCTAAAAATTCATTTGATATTCCTACAGAAGAAATTGGAACTTCAGGTGGTAAAGATTGGGTACTTAGAGGTGGTGCTTTAACTCTTACTAGATCTGCTCAGGACGCCTCTCGTTTATTAAAATGGGGAACAGATAATAGTCTCAATTCAGTTATTTTTACTGCTAAACAAATTTCATTATCTGCTCAAGGTCAAACTTTTGGAGCAGGTGGTCCTGATGGGACCTCAGTTCAAGGTGAAGGAGTTTATTTACCTACTAACACATTAGCTCAAGTAGCCGTAAATGCATTTGGTGCTCATGGAAATAAACAAGGTCTTACACCTTTTGATAATAACAACAGTTTTATTACAGGTCTAGGTAAAATATTACAACTTGGAAGTGGCCCTTCAATAGGTCGACCTACTTATTTATTTGATTATTTAAGTAACCCAGAACACCCAGCAATCGAACCTGAATTTAATAGATTAGTTTATTTAGCTAATACATCATTTGATAATACTACTGGTACTTTATTTAAATATAATGGTGGCCCTGGTCCAGGTGCCCCAGGTGGAATAGGTACTACTAGAATAAAATTCTCTTCAGGCAACAGAACAGGTGATGCTAATCCATTACGTATTACTTCACCTACTAAATTCTATGGCACCTACAAACCAGCATATGCCCCAGGTAAATACCTCAAATTAGTAGGCACACCTTACAACCCAGGTGCTTCAGGAGAATATTTAAGATTGACTGGAGCTAGATTAATAAATCCTTTTAATGAAGAAGGCCAGTACTTACTTCAAAATAATGTTTATACTCAAGGCAATACATTTCCTGACATGTTTAAGTCAACTGCATTCCCCCAGAACGCAGCTACATTTGAACAAAACCAATTAATTGAGAAAACCCCAATTTCTAAAGGAGGCCAAATAAGCGATTTTAGAAAACAAATCACAGTTAACAAAGCTATTGCTCAAGTAAATGGAATGTTGACTGCAGGTCCGGATTACCAAACTAACAGTATTGATGGTAGCAGAATAAACTACTTTGACCCCGGAAGTAAAGTACGTGACAGAAGTAATTATAGAAAAGGATCTGGTATAGTAGATGCTATCAATGGTCTTTATTTATATTACCAAGAAAGTGTAGACCGTAGTGGAACTAATGACCTAGTAAAATTTAGATTTGCTGTTATAGACCCAGATTCTCCTTCAAATAAAACCTTTGTTCATTTTAGATCATATTTTGATGGAGCTATTACTGATAATATGAGTGCCAATTGGGAGTCTTATAGATACCAAGGTAGAGGTGAAGAATTTTTCCATTATGGGGGATTTAGTAGGGAAATAGGATTTGGATTTAAAGTTCCTGCTCAATCCAAAGAAGAACTTTCAGTAATGTATAAAAAACTGAATTATCTTCAATCAACAATGGCTCCTAATTATAGTGATGCTGGTTACATGAGGGGTAATATAGTACAAGTTACAATTGGAGGTTATTTATACGAAGTCCCAGGTATCATAACTAATTTAAATTATACTCTCCCTGAAGATTCACCTTGGGAAATTGGTATTGGTATTGATGGTGGTGAAGATTTTAGTGTTAAAGAATTATCTCAAATGGTAAATGTATCTATTACATTTAAACCTATCCACAACTTCCTCCCTGAAACAATCAAACCAAATCTTATAACTTCAGGTGGGAATATCACACAAAGATTTATATCTTTAGCAAATGTAAATGGTAATTTATATGCTAATGGCATTAGTCCGAATCAAGATCCAACTCCAAAACAAGAACAAGATTCTGAACCTACACAAATAACCGAAGGTGAACAATATAGTGGGGGATATAGAAATTTTATTTATGATGTTCCTACTTCGGGTCAAGTAGCTGCAGAAAATCAAATAAACCAAATATTTCCATTTGAAGCTGGAGATTTCCAAGGCAGTAGATTCTTCAATACAAATAATAATGGGTAATGGGACGTTATACTAGAACACCAATCGTAAAAAATATCTCAGGCAGACAATACTATAAACGTGTTGTTTATCCTGTTATTCCTCGTAGTAATCAAGATTTATATGTTTTTACTACAGATGATGATAGATATGATTTACTAGCTAATCAATATTATAAAGACGCTACTTTATGGTGGGTAATTTCTCTAGCTAACCCTCAAACAACTAATGCTTCTTTAATCCCTGGTGGTGGGTTACAAATTAGAATTCCTTTCCCTATCCAAGACATAATCGCAGAATATAATGCTTTAAACGAGTAATAGTTATGAGTAACCTTTTAGGAGCGAATTTTAAACAATATGTAGCTGACCAAATTGATATTCGCCAATCTCGTTTAGGTCAACGTGATTTAGATAATAGTACTATAAGTTGGGCTAATAGTAAAACTGCTTATATAGCATTAGCATCTTCTGTAGATATCAAAAATTCCCCTATTTACAAAAACGAGGTCACTGTAACTATCAATACGGGTGATCTAAACATATCAGGAGCAAACCCATCTAACACAACTTCAGGTACTTCAGGTACTTCAGGTACTTCAGGTACTTCAGGTCTTACACCTACACAATTAGCAAACATGTTCCCTAATGGGAATACAGATGCTAACCCAAATCCTCAAGGTAGTCAAATTACCCCTCCTGCTCAAACTGGATTTGCATTTCGTTTTGTGAAATCACTCCCACCTCTTCCTGATAGTACTGTAGAATTTAAAACCAGCAGAATCCAAAATTCCAAGTTGGGTTTGTTTTGGA